TCACTCGTACGTCGTCTCATTCCTGTCTTGATTGCCACCAAATGTCGTCTCAGAGGGCTCGGGAAATACAATTTTTGTTAAGAGACCCAGCAGTCGTTCTCCTAGATAGACAGCAGCCTCGAGATCCTTGTAAGGCACCTCATCCGCGTGGACGGCCGCATTGGCAATCCGGAAGAACACATCAAAGCTCTCTCGCTGCATATTAAGTCTAGGATAGACTTGCGTGACTGCGCTCACAAGGGTCCGACCAGACACAGGGCGCCCATTTTTGATGCCCCGGAACGTGTCTTTTTTGTCATATCTCAGCAGACGTTTTAGTTCGCGTTCTATCCGAATTCGCAAAATTGCCGCCCGCTCGCTCAAATTGATTTTGCGCACTTCGTTTACATCGTCGAAGTCTAAAAACAGATCTGCCAGTTGTTTCCTCTCATCGATATTTCTTGGATCTAGTTCTTCGCGATCGCTAAATATGGCTTGCATCAACTGGTCTTCGGACGACAATGCCTTAATGAGTGGATCGGTTTGCTCGACAGGTTCGACGCCAGCGACCTGTTCAGTTGCGGCTTGCAACTGCGATTGTGGTATCCGCTCGTAGTTGTTGACCGTGACCGCTTGATGGTTCATCGACTGAACAGAAGCAGAAAGTGCGTTTTGTTGGGCAATAACATGACGCACGTCTTCTCGAACGTCTGATACTTTTTCCTTGGTCTCGCCAACTTCTTTTTTAACCTCAGCGATCTTCGCCTCAAATGAGAAAAATTGGAAGAAGTCGAGTTTCTTAGCGAATGGTATTATTAAGAAAATCATGAAAACTATTAGATGTGGCCAGTTCTGGCCGACGCGCTCGGGTGGAAACCCAGCAACTTTAAAAAAGCCCCAGCCAAACAGCGCCGCAATAAAAAGCGAAATCCCGGCGAAGACGTTATCGCGATTAAGCCACTCCGGCATCTAAACACTCCTAACATCGGATCGACCTACATCAAAGCGCAGTAGGAAAATGCGCTAGAGCTTAAATTGCACTGCGATCACGGCACCCGGCTGAAATAGACAACGCGCCCTGCGACATCGATGTCGTCGATGTCGCTAGGCCCGAAAACCTCGATTGGATATCCTCCTAAAAGATTATCCGAGGTCAATTCCAACTTGCCGTCCATTCGCCATCTAGCGCGTTTCACGAGCAGTCGGTTTCCTACCCTGAAAACATAGATACAGCCGTGATCGACCTGGCGCTGGCTTTGATCGACAACCAGCAGCGATCCATCCGGGATCGTTGGCTGCATGCTGTCACCTTTCGCCTCGACGATTAAGCACTGCTCCGGTACGGCGCCCAGGTCGCGCAGGAAGACGCGGTCGAATGCGATCACGCTCGACGGCATCTCATGGAAGTTTATAGCGCCGGCGCCAGCGGATGCTTGCACATCGTATCGCGGCACAGTGATGAACTCAGATGGCGGCACCTCTGCGAGGCTGACCATGATTTGGCTTTGAGCCTGCCACTGTCCCTCCCGAGCACATAACCAGTCGAGGGAAACGTCGAAAGCGTCAGCAATCCTCGCAGCGATCTCGATGCTTGGCGAGGATCCGGTTTCGTACCGCTTTAACGTTTGAACTCCGACACCGGTTTTCCGCGAGAATTCGGCGTCATTCATGCTGCCCTGCAGCTGTTTCAGTCGATTTACAAATTCCATCAAAGCCACAAAAACACGCAATTGCTCATTTCGACTGAGCTATTGTTGACATATCTGAACAATTGCGTAGTATCTCCTTGAACACGGACCAAATCACTCATGAAAAGGGAGGCCGGCTAGGACCTCCCCAATCACACACGAGGAACGACTATGCATCGACCGCATACGGCTAACAAGCCGGCCCGCAAGCCTTTCGACAAGATCGACGAAATGGCGAACATCAAAAGCAAGCTGATGATCGCCGGCTTCACCTTCTACGACATTGATCGTCGCTTCGAGTTGCCACGTGGTACTGCCGGAACAACACTTCGGGAGCCCAACGCGGCGGGTGAAAGGGCTATTGCTGCAGCTCTCGGTACAAAGCCACATTTGCTGTGGCGGCGCCGATATCACGCCTCCGGTCTGCGGAAAGCCCCTCAACCTGCCGAGAACTATGAGCGTCCGCTGACCATGCGGCAACGCCAAAACGAAGCGCAGGTATAGACATGCGCAACCCCTTCATTCCGTCACGTTCTCCGATCTGCAGAGCCGCAGAGACGTTTTTGATCTTCGCCATGGCAGCGGCAGGTTTTGCTGCAGCGGCCATGTGCCTGCTCGGCCAGATGGCGAGGATCTGATGTTGAACCTGCACTCGCAAAAATCCATCCACGACGGCATCTTTCATGCCTGCGTTTTAGCTGTTCGGGACGGGTTTCCGCACCTGACGGCCCAAGCCATTATTGACCCGCCACATCAGTGGTTCGATGCCGCCCTCGCCCGCCAAGTGGTCATCCACCTGATGGTGCGCGTGTTCACGGTGCCAAAGCGCCAAGTCGTCGAGCTGCAGGACCGATCGCGCGAGGCGATCAATCGCGCCATTCGGACGATCGATCGGCGCAAAGAAACTCCGAAGTTTGAAACCCACTACCGAGTGATGGCAGCGGCTGCCCGCGCCTCCTTGACCGCCCGCATGGAGGATGCCGCCTGATGGCCGATTTTAAGACTATCCGGATCGATCAGATCGCCATTCCCGAGCGCCTTCGCGCCGTCGAGGAGGATCATGCCCTGGCGATCGCTCAGAGTATCGTCGAGCACGGTTTGCTCAACCCGATCACCGTGCGATGGACGCCTGCAGCCGGCAAGGGTCAGACCCCTTACACACTTGTTGCCGGAGCGCATCGGCTTCGTGGCACGGTCCTTAATGACGACAGCGAAATTGAAGCCATGGTGGTCGAGGCGGATCAGGCCGAGGCACAGCTGATCGAGATCACGGAAAACCTATTCCGCAACGATCTGTCCGTCATCGACAGAGCTGTTTTTGTGCAGAGCTACCGCGACGTATGGGAGCAAAAGCACGGCAAGATAGAACCGGGTCGCCCTGCTAATCGGGCCAACTTGGCCCAATTAATTTCTGATGAAGCCGAGGCCGGATTTTCACAGCATGTTGCAGACCGGATGGGTTTCTCCGTCCGCACAACGAAGCGCCTTAGTCAAATTGCAAAACGCCTGCATCCGACACTCCGCGCAGCCCTGCGCGGCACGCCCTCGGCCGACAATCAAACGCTCCTCCTAAAGTTGGCTAAGGAAGGCCCGAAGGAACAGGTGAAGATCGCGGCTGGCCTTTCAAAAGAGCCGGACATCAAGAAGGTGCTCACACTATTGCAGCCGCCCAAGGTGCCGGCCTCGGCCGATGACGCGCAGAAGGTCGTCCGCCTGCAGCTCGATGCCGCCTGGGCAAAAGCCGACAAGGCCACCAAGCGGTTCTTTCTGGTTGATGTATTTGCTGTCATGGACGTGCCGGCCGAGGTGCGGACAGCAGCGTTCGATGCATTAGCGAGGGTCAAATGAGCAAGTCTCACCCCTCCCAACTCGACTTCTTCCAAGCCGCGATCTTTCCGTCTCGGACCGCTACAGCTTCAATCGATATTACCCGCTTTCGCAACAAGCTAAAGCGGGCCATGGCGCAGGCCATCCGGGAATGCCCGCACGACCGTCCAACGATCGCGGCGCGGATGGCACACTATCTCGGTCTTGCCACACTCTCGAAGACGACGCTCGACAGCTACACCGCCGAGAGCAAGGACACTCACGATATCAGCCTTGTGCGCTTCAAGGCTTTCGTTCGCGCAACGGATGCGACCTGGCTATGGGATCTAATCGTCTCCGAGGACGGCCTCATCATGCTCGAAGGCGACGAAGCGCGCCTGGCTGAGATCGCGCGCCTGCAGCAAGAGCAGGCGGTGCTCGCCGCTGACCTCAAGAAGCTGCGCGCAACCCCCGTCAACATCAAACGGCGGGAGCGTTAGGTGGCTAAGGTTTCGCTCTCAAGCCAGATCAGTGCCGTAGAGACGGCAATGCGGCATGCCGACCGGGCGGTCGGCTCCAAGCTCTCCACGCTGCACACCGAGCAGCTCGCCGGCGTTCGCAACACGCTCCTTTGGGTACGTGCGCACGAAGCCGATTTTCGGGCTGTCGCCGATGCGAAGAAGGCAGGTGCGAAATGATGCTCCAGCACCTCACTCAGCTTGTCATGCTCATCAACCTGTCAGTGCTCCTGCAGTTGCTGCTTCGTCCAGCGTCGATCGTCTTCTCGGCGATTCTGCTCGGCATTTTCGGCTTCTTCAGCAGCACAATGCTCATCATCACGGTATTTATTCGATGACAGAATTTTACACCCTCGCCGAGCTGCACGCCTTCAAGCTGCCCGATGTCCCGGCAAGCTTGTCGAGCCTACAGCGGCTGGCCGAGCAAGCCGGCTGGCGCGATCTTCCCGGCATGGCCGTCAAGGTGCAAGGCAAGACGAAAGCGCAGTGGAAATACAGCACCAAGCTTTTGCCGCAGTCCGCACAGGTGCGCCTTGGAATGATCGAGAGCGCTACGACGGAAGAGCAGTGGGAAGCCGCACAGGCGCGCAAAAACGCCCTTTGGCAGCGCTTTGAACGTCTTTCAAACGATCATCGCGAGATCTGCAAAACACGCCTGAAAGTCTTGGATCGCGTCGAGGAGCTGGCCGCGCAGCGAGGTGTCAGCCGCACGGCGGCAATCGCCATCGCCACCCTGGACGCCGGCGTTCAGAAATCGGCCTATTACGAATGGCAGAAAATGACCGATGGCTATGACCGAGGCGACTGGCTGGCCGCGCTTGCCCCTTCCTTCGCACCATCTGCTGACGGATTGGTGCGCGAAATCGCCGACTGCCATCCCGATGCCTGGAACTTTCTGAAGTCCGATTATCTCCGGCCTGAGAAGCCTGCATTCTCCGCCTGTTTTCGCCGGATGCAGGAAGCCTGCAAGATCATGGGCTGGTCGCCGGTCCCTTCCGAGCGCTCGTTGCGCCGGCGCATCGAAACCGAGGTAGGCAAGGCCGTACTGGTGCTGACGCGCGAAAGCCGTGACAAAGCCAAGCAGCTTTATCCGGCCCAGCGCCGGACCCGCGCCGACATGCACGCGATGCAAGCCGTCAACATGGATGGCCACAAGCTCGATATTTTCGTTCGGCTTCCGAACGACAAAATCACCCGTGTCTTTTTGCTTGGCATCCAAGATCTCTATTCCGGGAAGATCCTGTCGTGGCGCATTGCCGAGAACGAAACGTGGGATGCAGCACGGCTGGCGATCGGCGACATGGTCGAGGCATACGGTATCCCCGAAAGCATCGATCTGGACAACGGTCGCGCCTTCGCCAGCAAGCAGATCTCCGGCGGCGCCAAGACCCGGTACCGCAATAAGATCAATCCTGACGATCCCAACGGCCTTCTGGTCACCTTGGGCATCAAACCACGTTTCGTGACGCCGGAAAGCGGCCAGTCGAAGCCGATCGAACGCGCCTGGGGCGACTTCGCCGAAAACGTCTCCAAGCACCCGATTTGCTCTGGCGCTTACACCGGTAAAAACCCGACCGCCAAACCTGAAAATTACGGCAAGACGGCCATCAAGCTTGCCGACTTGAGGCGTCTGGTTGCTTCGCAGGTGGTCGAGCACAACGCGCGTCCAGGCAGGCGCACCGAAGTCGCTAAGGGCCGGAGTTTTGACGAGGTGTTTGCCGAGAGCATGGCGGCTCCTTCGACGATCGTACGCGTGCCCAGCCAGTCCCAGAAGTTCCTTTGGCTGCTGACAGCGGAAAGCATCAAGGCTTCGAAGGGAAATGGCATGATCCATTTCCAGAACAACAGGTATTGGAACGTCGCCCTCAATCAATGGATGGGCAAAAAGATCACCATTCGGTTTGATCCGGACGCGCTGCATGAGGCGGTCAAGGTTTACGACCTGCAGAACCGGTTCATCTGCGAGGCCGCATGCATCGACGATGCGGGCCACCATTCGGTTGACGCGGCGCGAACCCATGGGCGTAACCGCAAAGACTATCAGAAGGCGACTGCGGCCGTGGCAGCGGCGCACAAAGCGCTCACTCCGATGCAGCTCGGCGAGATCCTCGATCGCGGCAACCGTGCCATCGAGAAGCCCGAGCCTATTCGCCCATCGGTGACGCGTCTCATCACGCACAGCCAGCTCTCTGCAGAGCCGGTCGATGCGATCTCAGAACAACATTTTGAAAACAGTTTCTCGCGTGCCCTCGGCTTGGTCCAGGGCAGCGTCCTCGAATTTCCCTCGGGAAATACGCCGGCAAATAGTGCGTCCGGCGGTCAGCATGAGCCGAAAAGTAGTGAGTACGGTTCTGGAAAAAAGAAGGGCGGTCGAAAGACCGCCCGATAATCAGCCCGAAAAATGGGCATCTCCAGGAGCCAAAGTAAATGAACAAACATGTAAGCACAACCCAGTTTAACGGAGCAAATTGGGACCGTCCTCTGAACGCACCCGAGGGCGACAACAAGTCGGCAGAAGACGTCAAGTTGTGGTGGTCTTTGATCGATCGCGTGATCGCAGCCGCCAAAGCCCACGGCTGGAGCAAGGCCGAGGTGACGCGTCGGTCGGGCATGAAGGAAGGCACCTTCAGCCAGTGGTTTTCCGGCACTTATGCCGGCCGGCTCGACGGCTTCAATCTGAAAATGCAGCAATGGCTTGATGCGTTGGAAGAGAATGCCGCTATGGCAGCGACCATCCCCGCCTCCCCGTCGTACATGAAGCTGCGCGCCTCTATCGAGGTGCTCGAAACCCTGACATGGGCGCAAATCGCGCCCGACCTGGTCATGATTACCCTCGGCGCCGGGATGAGCAAAACCGCAACCTGCGAACATTTCGTCGCGACCCGCCCGCACGCCTATCTGGCCACGGTCTCGGAGAGCACCAAGACCGTGCACGGCATGCTCACCGAGCTGGCGACACAGCTTGAGGTGCAAGAGAACAACCCGGCCCGCCTCGCTCGCGCGATCGGTAACAAGCTGAAGCGGACAGGCTCCGGCACGCTGCTGATCGTCGACGAAGGCCAGCACCTCAATGACGAGGCCGTCAACCAGCTGCGGCACTTCGTCGATGTCTACAAGTGCGGCGTGGCCATCGTTGGCAATTCCGAAGTCTACAGCCGGTTCTCGAAGACGAAACAGGGCCAGTCTTACGCCCAGCTCAAGAGCCGCATCGGCAAACGGTTGATGCGTGACAAGCCCTATGTCGAGGATCTGCATGCGTTCATTGCGGCCTGGCAGGTGACTGACAGAGCCAGTGTCCAGTTCTTGCTCGGCATCGGCACCAAAGGCGGCGCTTTCCGGCAGATCGACAAGACGATGCGCATGGCAACGATGCTGGCGATCGGCGAAGGCGAAGGCAGCGGCGTCGAGCTGAAACACATCCAGGCGGCATGGAAGAACCGCGATGTGGAGGACATGGCATGAACCCGTTCTCCAACGTTTCCCACGATCTCAGCAATGGCATCGGCCTCGTGCTTGGCGATTTCCTCACCCATTCGGGCAACGACCAGATCACGCTCTCCAGCGAAGAACTGAACTGCATCGCAGGACAGCTCACCTTGCTGCAGGGGCTTGCGGTCAGCATGGAGCACGAGCTGGCCGTTCATCGCCTGGGCGAAGCCGGTGGCGTTGCCCTCGTCCTTGAACAGCTGGCGGCTGAAAACCAGAAGCGCCTGTCTGCTGGAGTGAATGGCAATGTTCTGACACCAAATTTCGGGAGGAAGCCATGAACGCTCCCGTTACCGCCTTGGTGATTGCCATCCGCGATGCCTTTCAGGGGCATGCCAAGGATGGCCTTCAGTTGTCGCCGGTTTTAACCGTCGGCTTCATCAACCGGTTGAACACGATCATCGCAATTGCCCATGATCTGGAAGAGGAAGTCGTGCTGTTGCAGGCGCAGCTCGAAAACCGGCCGTCGCGCCGTCTCGCCCAGGTCATCCCGTTTTCGCGTCCCGCCTCGCTGTTTGTGGTCGGCCCAGACAACGGAGGTGACGCGGCATGAGGATGATTGATGTCTCCACCACGCTCCACATACCTCTCGACGAACTCGTCGATGCGGTGGGCCCAGAGATCGTGGCCATGCTGGAAGCCAAGGCGTCGAAGCGAGGGCGGGCCGTTCGCCCGCCTGTCGTCGCCCTGCATGCGGCAGCAAAGGTGGTCGCGGATGCGACCACCGCCTACGAGGCGGCGCAGTTCACGGCCGGCGAGCGCAGCTCGATCGATGCCCTGATTGCCGCCTCGAAGGGCCTTCGAACAGCATGGCGCAACTTCAAAAATCAGATCTGAGAAGGAATTTCACGATGGAAACAGTTATTCTGGAAGAGCGCACCGATGGCGTCATCGTCATCAACGGTCGCGAAATGATGGCCGACGCCTCGGGCGGCTACAAGCCAGTCTCGATGATCAAAGCGCAGCACAAGCTTGAAGACGAAGTCGTCCGCAAGATTATCACCTATGCGACCGAGCTGTCGGCGACGATCGCCCGGTTTCGCGGTCACACCATGACGGACTTGGGCGACTTCGACGCCCTGATCGCGCAGGAATACAACGCCAAGATCGGCGGCAAGAAGGGCAACCGCACTTACCAGACCGTGGACGGCCTGATGAAGGTGCAAGTGCAGGTCGCCGATCTGATCGATTTCGGATCGGAGCTGCAGGTTGCCAAGTCGCTAATCGACGAATGCCTGAATGAATGGTCGGCCGACAGCCGCCCGGAAATCCAGACGATCGTCACCCGCGCCTTCAGCACAGACAAGGAAGGCAAGATCAACCGGGCCGAGATCTTCTCTCTCATGCGGCACGAGATTGCCGACGAACGCTGGCAGAGAGGCATGGACGCGATACGCGACGCCATGCGGGTAACGGGCTCGAAAGAGTATGTCCGCTTCTACCAGCGCGCCAAGGTGACCGACCAGTTTCGGGCGGTGACCATCGATCTGGCGAAAGTGTGAGGTGCTGGTCGTGATTAAATTAAACCCCGTATTCTCTCTTCAGGCGCAAAAGTCCATCAAAGAACTTTTTAACGTGCTTATCCAAAATCACCGCGTTTTGCCGCGAGATTTCTACATGTTTATTGTAGATCTTAGCGACGTTACCCTCGTGATCTTCACGCTTTTCCCGGGCGATGCGTTCGTCAGATGTTTCCCCAAAAACATAACGGCTACTAGCGTAAATTTCAGTAAGTGCCGCACCTTGAGCGTTATCGCGGCTAGCTTCTTGGATCAAGTGATACGAATTGGCGATATCTCCATCGAACAACTTTACAGCCTCCCCGAGAGCCGAGTTCGATATGAACTGCTGGACTTGTCTATAATTCAAAATAAGGTCTTCAGAACCGTTTTTCAGCGATTGAATAAGTTTTGTCTCGTCGTCAAAAGCGCGTCGGATCGCCTCGACCACGGCCAAAATCTTAGGCATTTCGGTCACTTGCGGACTAACCGCTCGATCCACAATCAGCGCGTCAGCCCGTACACTGAGTTTCATCAGCGCGTCATGGCGATCATCACTTTTGCGGTCGCTTTTTTGCATCTGACGAACAGTGGCAACAGCTGCGCCAACAGCTGCGAGGCCGGTAATCAATGTCTGATACTTCTCAACAAAAACCCAAAAACCAACCGGCATCACCGGAGAAAACGCAACGCCGATAGCCGTTGCCAGAAACATAGCGTTGATCACAACAATCCCGATTTTAGGCGACATGTCAGTTCCTTCGTATTCGCGCCGAGATGTGTCAATTCAACGCACATGCGCACTCACCGCACAAGCAAAAAGGCGGGCGCTCGATGACCAGCTCGATAGCCGCTATTCACGTTGCCAAGAAGCAGCTCGGCCTAGACGATGACACCTATCGGGCCAAGCTCACCAACATCACCGGCAAGTCGTCGACAAAGGACATGACGGAAACCCAGCGACAAGCCGTCCTGACGGTCTTGCGCAATGAGGGCTTCGAGCCGGACGCAGCAGCGCGCCGGCCCGATGGTCGCCAGAAGCTAACCGGCAAGTATGCCAAAAAGCTGCAGGCCCTGTGGATCGCGGCATACAATCTCGGCATCGTGAAAAACCGGGACGACGCTGCCATGGTGGCGTTCGTAAAGAAGCAAACCGGCATCGATCACACGCGTTGGCTCACCTATGCCGAGGACGCTAACAAGGCCGTCGAAGCTCTCAAGGCGTGGATGAAGCGCGACGCTGGCGTGAGCTTCGGCAATACCAACGGCTACGACTGGCTCGCCAGCGACGGCGCAAAGATCGTATGGGCGCAGTGGAAGAACCTAAACCCCGAAGCGAGCCTCATGGTGCGAAAAGGCTTCGATGACGCTGTATTGCGCTTGTCCGGCCGGCCCATGGTCTACCTAGCCGACGTCACGCCGCAGGAATGGCGGATCGTCATGAATGAACTCGGCCTGCGCATCCGCGCAAAAGGAACAGCATCATGAGCCGTCGCAGAAAGATCAGGACAAACTACAAACTGCCTTTGGCAATGGATCTGCTCGAACGCCTGGCCCCGCTTCTAATCCAGCCCGGCTTATTCGGGATGGTCAAGGATGGATACCAGATGCGGCCATCGTCCGGCATTTGGAAGAAGCTCGACGGCACGATGACAGCCCGGTTCGTCTACCGCGAGCCCGGCGACAAGCGGGACAGCCTCGTTCTCTCCGTTCGCGGCATTCGGGCTGATCTACTGCAGGCGGTGAAGTGATGGTGGCTTATAGCTTCAAATCATTTTTTGCGCCTCAGATCGAGGACATGTCTAAGGCGCAGACAGTGCGTGCCGATCGCAAGCGCCACGCCCGCCCAGGCGAGGCGCTGCAGCTGTTCGTGGCCATGCGGACGAAGTCCTGCCGCAAGCTGCTGACGATCGACCCCGTATGCCTCGCCGTCGCTCCGATTGTGATCCAGATCAGTTCTATCATTGACGAACTGATCGCGTCGATTGAGATTGATGGCCAGATCTTGCACCGCGACGAAATCGAAACGTTTTCCCGCCTCGACGGCTTCAGCCCAGAGCGTGTCCTGATCAAGCTCAATGGCGCTGCCGCGAAGTCAGCTCGCCAAAATATGGGTATGTTCTGGCAAGCCAATTATCCGCACGTCACCCGCTTTGAAGGCGTGCTGATTACGTGGGGCCCCAGCGCCCAGGCGGTGGCGTAATGGTCCAGCCGCTCCCTCTTTTCAGCTTTTATGAAGTGACAGAGGCCGAGCGGCTGCAGCAGACCCGCGACCAGCTTTTGACACGCATCCAGAAGCTCCGGCCGCACGCGCACAAACGCCTTGCGCTGGAAGAACGTGCACGTGCTGTCACCGTCCAGCTTATGGCGCTGGAAACACACCTCTACGGAGGCAGTCACCAATGACCGCAATCAAGATCCCGGCCCATATTCAGCCCTATATCGAAACGCTCGGCGAGGAACTCGGCGTCAAGTTCCTTCTTTCGTTCGGCGGTTCCTACGTCCACATTTCAGAGCGCCCTCAGGAGCGTTCGCCAGTTGTCGCGCTGATCGGTCACGACAAGACCGTCGCGCTCGCCAAGCGTCTCATGACCGGCTCGTTTCGCGTGCCGACAGCAAAGCCCTTTATCGCGCAAGTGTTTCGGGGTAAGGGATGGACGGTCAATATGATCGCCCGAGAGCTTCACGTCACCGACGTCTCAGTTCGGGGCTGGTTAAAACCGGATCTCGGCCGACAGCTCCAACTGCTCTAAGACAAAACACCCACAAACCGTAGTGGCTGTTTTCGACCCCTCCTAAAAAGGCATTCTCCCCCTCAGAAAGACCGGCATTGATCCGGTCGTACCCTGATGACGAGGCGTCTTTTCATGGCCGACTATTCCAAACTCTCGGCCCGCATTGATGCGGCGGTGCTTGCCGCTGTCGCTCCGAAGGTGTCGGGCGCGCGGCTGAAAAAGCAGACCGCTATCATTGCCGCATTCGGCCTGTTACTGCCGACGTTGCTTGCAGCAGCTGAAATCAACACCCCTCTCCGCATTAGCCATTTCATCAGTCAGGTCGCTCACGAAAGCGACGGATTTTGCGCGATCGAGGAATACGCATCAGGTGCCGCCTATGAAGGCCGCAAGGATCTCGGCAACACCCAAAAGGGTGACGGCATCCGCTTCAAGGGCCGTGGGCCAATCCAGCTCACCGGCCGGGCGAATTACCGGGACTTCACAATCTGGATGCGCAAGCGTCGTCCCGACTGCCCGGACTTTGAAGCCAACCCAGAACTGGTCGCGACATGGCCATGGGCCGGCTGGGCAGCGGCCTATTTTTGGGCGGAAAAAGATCTGAACGCGCTGGCTGATCGCGACGACCTGGTCGCGGTCACCAAGCGCATCAATGGCGGTCGAAATGGCATCGACGAACGCGGTGCCTACCTGAAAAAGGCCAAGGCCGAAATCATGCCGCTCGCCTCGATCGACTATCTGACCACAGGCTATGTCGTGCTCCGGCGCGGTCACAAGTCTGCAGCAGTCGATCGGCTGCAGCGTGCCCTGGTCAAGTTCGGCATGCCGATCGGCATTGACGGCGATTTCGGACCGGCGACAGAACTTGCCGTGAAAGCCTTGCAGAAGGCACGCGGCGTGACGCCGGCTGATGGGATTGTCGGGAAAAACACATGGGTCGCTTTGGAGGCGTATCTCGATGCAGCCTGAAGCACCCGTCGCCACTCCTGCCGCGATCGAGAAGCCGACATACGGCACATCGAAACAGCATCTTTTCTATTCGTCGTGCGCGGCTTGGCTCGTGATCCTGCTGCTTGCCGGTGGCGCGGTGATGGGCTCAGAGCAGGCCGTCGCATTCGGCGCGATCGCGGTCCCGACCATGGCTGGCCTCATCCTTGGCATGCTCGGCATTCATCGCGGTTTCGGTTCCTTGGACATGAACACTCTGGCCAAGCACCCGCGTGATGATCCACTACCAGGAGAAAGAGAATGACGGCACTGTTGTCCAAGGCGGCAGTGCCGCTCATCGCTATTGCAGCACTAGCCGCAGCCGCAGCCTTGCTTGCCTATTTGGCCATTGCCACCGTCAACGGCATGGTCACCGACAGCCGAGCGCAGGCGATGGCCGAGCGCGACAGCTACTGGACCGGCCAGATCGAGAAGGCCAACGCGGTTGCGTCCGCCAAGGAAGCCGCCCAGGCACAAGCCGCACTGCGGATCGAAGCTGCGGCCAGTGCATCGGTTATCGAGCAGCAAAATCAACTCACCCTAAGGAACATCCAGAATGCGGCTCTCCCGAGCAATATTGTCAGCTGCTTTGGCCTTGATCGTGTCCAGCTGCTCCCAGACTGAAGCGCCCGCGCCGGTGGTCATCACCAAGCTCGCACATGCCGAGGTGCCGCCTGAGGCCCGTAAGGAATGCCCGGCGCTGACACCCAAGCCGAGCAAAGCCATGACGGACGCCGAGATATTTGAAGGCTGGGCATCCGACCGCACCGCCCGAAACATTTGCGAGGTTCGGCGCAGAGCCGCTGTTGCCGCCGCCGACGCGATGGGAAAGCCGCAATGAATTTCTCGAACGCCGCATATGAGCTTGCAGAGCTACGCGTCGAGCAGGAACGCGACTTTGCGATCATCACGGCGCGCGCCGCCTTGAAAGCCCAGGGCGCGGCGGAGTGCGTGAGCTGCGAGAAACCAATCGGCCGAGCCCGCCGTTTAGCCATGCCATCGGCGTTGCGTTGCGTCGAATGCCAAGAGTTTCACGAGCAGGAAAAGTTACACCGATGATCGACTTCCCGACCCTTATGCCTTGGCTCACCCTCGCCCTGGCCGTGATCGCTCTAGGCGGGCATGCGAAAAACTTCGTGTCTTCGGACACTAAGGAACTGGCCGCGAGCCAAGCCGCCAAGGACAAAGAATTTGCCCTCAAACAGGAGGCGCAAGAGAAAAAGCTGATCGAGCACGACCGCCGCATTCAGACGGTCGAAAACGAGATGCGCCACCTTCCTAACAGGGAAACGACGCATCAGATTGAGATCACTATGCAGAAGATCCTTGGCCGGCTGGACGCGCAAGACGCGACACTGACGGGGCGCTTTGAGGCAATGGATGAGCGCCTGAAGCCAATTCAGGCGATCGGCGAACGGCTGCAGGATGTCCTGGTCGAAAACGCGAGGAATAAGGGGTGATCAGCTTGGCTGTCGATTATCAGAAGATCATGCGGGAGGAAGCGCGGCTTATCATCCTGAAAGCCCTCTCCGAGCAGACCAACGAGACGCTCAATAGCGGCATGCTCGATCCGGTGCTGGCCACATTCGCGATCAACAAGGATCGCCCATGGATACACCAGCAGATGGAGTTCCTGCAGGAGATGGACGCGATCACGGTCATCGACGCCGGCAGCGTCAAGATCGCCACCCTGACGGATCTCGGCCGGCGACACATCGATCGACAGATCGCGATAGAGGGCGTGAAGCGGCCGTCGCGCGGGGGCTTTAATGCGTAGCCGCCTCGCGGCCATTGAACTCCTGCCTGAGGAATGCGGTCCAATCGTTGCTTGGGCCGCAGATGCTTTGCAGGACCGGGAAAAGAGCCAGACCGATATCTATGCCGAGTTCAACTCTCGTCTCGAAGCTCTCAAAAAGGAGCATCGCGGCGAGCTTGAATTCAAGATCCCGTCGTTCTCGGCCTTCAACCGCTACTCGATCAAGCTTGCGGTGATGTCATCCCGCATGAACCAAACCCGCGAAATTGCGTCGATGATCGCCTCGAAGTTTGACGCCCAGGCGAGCGACGACCTGACGTTGATCGCAGCCGAGGCGATTAAAACGCTGATCTTCGAACTGCTGACAGCCAAGGGCGAAGCCGGCATTGATCCCAAGGGCGCGATGGCACTGGCGAACGCGCTGCGCGCTGCGGCCCAGGCACAAGGCGTTTCGACGGCCCGTCGCCAGAAGGTCGAGAAAGAGTTTGGCGACAAGGTCACCGACGCGGTCCAGGCGGTCGTCAAGGCCAAGGGCGTTTCGGCTGAAGGTGCGGAGGAGATCCTCACCAAAATCCTTGGTGTGCAGAAGTGAGCGCACCATTCACCAAAGAAGAGTGGGCCGAGATCCGACGGCAGTCTACCGAGGTGCTGCCGGATCTACTGGCATCGATCGGCCTGCCCAAGGCGCTGCTGGGCTACCAGGCGCGCGCGATCGCCAAGCTGGAAAGCTCGACCTGCCAAGTGCTCTTTATCGAAAAGAGCCGGCGTATCGGTCTGACATGGGGCTTTGCCTCCTACGCCGTACTGCGCGCCGGCCGCGCCAAGTCGGCCGGTGGCATGGATGTCATGTATATTTCCTACTCGCAGGACATGACGCGGGAGTTCATCGACGCTTGCGCGATGTGGGCTCGCGCCTTTTCGACCGCTGCAATTCAGATGGATGAGTTTCTGTTTGACGACAGCGACGACGAAGGCGTGCGCGCCATTCAGGCGTTCCGCATCCGCTTCGCCTCCGGCTTCGAGATCATCGGCCTGTCGTCGGCACCTCGCTCCCTTCGCGGTAAACAGGGCGTCGTGATGATCGACGAAGCCGCCTTCGTCGACAACCTGAAGGAACTGCTCAAAGCGGCTCTGGCCTTTCTGATGTGGGGCGGACAAGTCGTGGTCTGCTCGACCCACAACGGGGCCGAAAACGAGTTCAACGTTCAGATCCAAGACATCCTGTCCGGGCGGTCGGCCTACGATCATATGCACATCGATTTTGATGAAGCCCTGGTCGATGGCCTTTATCAGCGCATCGCCCTGGTCACCGGCAAGGAATGGTCGCCGGAGGCTGAAGCCGATTGGCGCGAGAACATCATCAAGTTTTACGGCGATGGCGCAGACGAGGAACTGTTTTGCGTTCCGACGATGGGCACCGGCGCTTGGTTGACCGGCCCGCTGATCGAAGCTCGCATGACATCGGACGCTCCCGTGCTCACGCTGGATCTGCCGCCAAACTTCCTTCACCTGCCCGAGCTGGAGCGCAAAACACTCCTCGCGCCATTCCTCGAGCAGCTCGAGGCGGCGCTGAAGCTGCTCGACCCGACGTTGATGCACGCATTCGGTTTCGACTTCGCCCGCGTGGCCGACTTGTCAGTCGCCGAGCTGTTGTCGATCGACAAGACGCTGAAACGGTCTGCTGCGCTCACGGTCGAAATGCGGGGCGTTCCCGGCGACGAACAGAAGCTCGTCACGAAGATGATCCTTCAAGCCGCACCTCGGCTGGTCGGCGCGGCCTTCGATGCCACCGGCATGGGCTGGACGGTCGCGGAAGACATGGGCCGGCTGTTCGGCCTTCGCGACAAAGACAATCCGGGCGGCTTGGTTCACGCAATCAAGTTTTCTCAGGAGTGGTACCGGATCAATATGCCGCCCCTTAAAGCGGCCTTCGAAGACGACGCAATCGCCATTTCCAAAGACGACAACCACCTGTCCGACTTGCGCCTGGTCAAAGTCATTCGCGGCATTCCGATGATCCCTGACGCTCGCACCGGCGAGGCCAACAAGCGACGGCACGGTGACTTTGCAATCGCCTTGGCACTCGCCCATTTCGCAAGCCGCATGCAGTGGCACGAATATTCGTATGTCCCGGCACCGCCAAAGGACAACAGTTTTTCCGAGAGCAGTTCCAGCGAGGGCGAACGCCCGTTTCGCATGAGAAGCCTCGGCCGTCGCAGTGGAGCATACTAAATGGCCGTTTCAACCATCCTCGACGCGACCGGCACGCCGTTCCGCAAAGCCGATCTGAAAAAGGAACAGGCCGGCCCGACCCAGCGCGGCGTTCGCCAGCCCTACGGCCGTCACCAGTCACCGGGCCTGACTCCGGCCAAGCTCGGCCGGATCTTGCGCCAGTCGATC